CGCCTAAATTTGCGAACTGCGGGAAATAATAGTCGAGTGTATCTTGTCTGCTCCAAAAGCGTTCAATTCCTTGCTGGTAGGTTCTATCATGACGCACGCACATAACACCAATTACGAAGCCGTGCTCTTCGAAACTCTTTGTGAAACTGTTTTCTGTAAAAGGTGTTACGCTGATTGCAGATGCATTGCCCTGAGGACTTGTTTCCGTTGATGCACTTGTCTGCACAACCTGTGATATGTTAATCATATAACGACCGCCACCAAGGTATTCCGGGATTTGTACTGTTTTGTCGCTGATTAACGTTCCAAACATCGAGCGAATAATCTCTCTGTATCTGCTTCCGCCCCGTGCTAGTGCTTCGTAATAGTGCTGCACTGCAAATGCCTGCCTTAGTTCGTTAATTGTCGTTGCTTCCACGTTGCTTAAATCCGCATACAGTTTTCCGGCATCGAATTGGCTTCCGCTGCCCATATTCCGTCTTACTCTGATGTCGGGTTCTTCGTTGCTCGATCGGTTTACAAGTCGGTCTCCGTTGGTGCCACCCAGTCCGATATCGAATGCATACTCGCTCCATGTGATAGCTCCTACTCCATTGCTCTCGTCCATTCCAATTGGTGCTGCGCCTGTTAATTGGATATTCACAGCCGGCCCTTTTTGGGGTTCCGGCAGAGCACTTGTAAAATAGTCGTGGAATTTAGCAACTGGTAATGTCTCCATTCCACGGATTGCTGTTTCGTTTTTGAAGGTGTCTGTTGCTTTTTCTTTTTCTCCGGTCACCCACGCTGTGTTAGCGCTTGATGTGTTGCCCTTTTCCTCTGTTACTGGTTCCTGTAGATTTTGGTCTCTGAACCACTCGTTCCAGATTTTCACGTATCCACGAATTGGCAGTGAGTTCACTGCGTAGGTTCTTCCGGAACCCGGGTTGATCTTTGTTGGAATCCCCATATAGTCGAGTATGGAGCCTTCTTCCGGTGCTATTTTTGCTTCGCTTTCTTGGGTGCTGCCGTCTGCTTTCAGTGCGTAACGTGTGATTGCTGTCTGCGGTATACTGTATTTGATTTCCTGTTTCCATGCGTTGGTTGTGTTTTCTCCCATGAACTCTTTCCAATGCTCCCATACAATGCGGTTAGGCACGAAGAAATAGTATAGGTCAAGATAGCAGTTGTCCATGACCGGGAAGATTGGCGTGCTCATGCGAACAATTCCTGCTGTGTCCACAGAGAAGGTATCACCCGGTAGAACTTCGTCCACATAGAATGGGATTAATTTCCCTGCATCGAATGTGAGTTTGATATTTTGGTCTCTTTTAAATCGGCTTCTGCTGATTTTTGTTTGCGGAATTTGATTAAAGTGTGCTTCGTTGTTTCTGTTCACTCTTATTCATCCTTTCTTTCGTCATTTTGCTGATTGCTTTCTTCCGATCCGGCCTTGTTGCTTTCATTGTTGCTTTCATTGTTTTTGTTGTTTTGCATAGTTTTCTTGGCTTTCAGCTCTTCGTTGATTTTCTCAATTGTTTTTCCGGCTTCGTCTGCTCTGTGCTTCAGCTCATGGATATTTTCTGGATAGTCTGTGATATCCGTGTATTCTCCGGTATTTGCTCCTTGCGCGAGACTTTGCGCGAATGCTGGGTCAAATGATGCTCGCGCTACGATGTTTTTAATGTCGCATTCGTCTGCATAGCTTTCGATTTCTGCTTGTCGGTCTATGTCTGCGTCACGTTTGAGATGTTCTGTTCCGTCTTCTGCTTTTACCCATTTGTAGGTATCTCGCATTCTGTCGCCGGGTTCGCTTGGCTTTGCTTTTGGCAGATCAAACTTGCTGAATACTTTACTCATTCGGCTTGCCCTCCCACACCTTTGATAGTTCTGCTGGTTCAAATGTGCCGTTATCATCGTCGAAGTATCCACAGTGGAATGCCACATAGTCTCCCGGATTCTGTCCAATGAAAGTTTTTTCGTCTTTTGCCAGCGCATTGCACATTCGTGCCATGGTTTCCGGGTTTTCGCTTTCGCATACGTGTACGAATTTCTTTGCCACCTTGTCACGGATTGTAAAGTACATGTGTTTCACAGTCGAGTTCCTCCCCTCATCGGCTTACTCTTTACGTTGATTTTTTTTGTTTTGGTCGCTGTTTTGTTGTAGATTTTGGCGTCTTTGCCTTTATTTGTTCGCGTTCTGTGTGCCATCTGTATATATCCTCCTTAGTAGTTCTAGATATTCTCTCCTTAGTAGTTCTTGTTGAATGTCGTGTGCTATTGCTTTCATGTTCCAGATGCTATCTATCATTTTTTTTGCATCTTCTATGTTGCTTAGTCTTTTAAGCAATTTGTAGTTTTTTTCAATATCTTTGTATAGTTTTCCTGCCTTTTGTTGAAGTTCTTCTTCGGTCTGGTCTCTTACGTTCCAACTTTTATGAAGACTCATTGTCGTTACTCCTTTACTTCGGTGTTGATGACTGCGTGATAGATTTTGTCCAGCATTTCCAGAATCTGCATCATGATGCGGATTGCCTCCTTGACGTCTTTAATGCTGATAAGCGCCATTTTTTACACCCCCTTTCTGTATTTCGTTTGGCGTGTGTCGATGTGTACCCAGTTGTCGTATACTATGATTCCGCAACTGTTTGGCACGATTTTGTCGAGCACTTTTGCCAGCTCTTTTGGGCTTACTCCGTTTGCTCTAATGTCAGCTGCCATACCTCTTGTATGGTAGCTGTACTTTGCACCGCCGACTTTTGCGTTGTGGCTTACTGTGCGGTATCCGCTTGTGATTATAATCGGTTTTTTCATTTTGTTCCTTGCGATATCAAGGAGTTCTACTAACCAGCCGTCAACAAATACGATTGGTGTATTATCTTTACAGGCAAATTCTTTTACTTTGAAATGACTTGCAATATTTTCGTTTCCTTGCGTTTCCATTACATATGATTTGATTTCCATTTTTTGCTTTCTCCTTTCATGTCTTTGACCATTTGTACCATGAGGATTATAAGTGATGCTGTTGCTGCTGTCATTCCGATTATTGCGATTATGATTCCGACTGCTGCAAGTGTTTCCATGTTCTTTACCTCTTTTCTGCTCTGCATTTATCATGCATTATAAGTATTATATGCCTTGTTATGTCTTTTTTCAAGTCTTGTAATTGTTTTTTAATTTTTACTATGCAAACTGGCAAGGTTGCTGAAAGCAATTTTGCCAGTTTGCATAGTTGCCCGCGGCAGGCGTTTTTAATAGTTTCCACATAGTTTTCAACAATTCAACATTGTTAAATTTTATCACAATAGAGTCTTTCAACAATTTAACAAGTTTTCAACAATTCTTTCAACATTGTTTTTTGCTTCTTTTTTACGATGTTACGTTAAAAATAATATGTTTTCCACTTTTCCACAGTCCCTACTACTACGACTACAACAAGCAATAATATAAGCAATTATATCAAATAAGCCCAGTACCTACTTGATAGGTACTGGGCTAGGTGACACCATAGCATGAATTATAGCTTTCCTGATTTGTGCATCTTCTTTTTTGTTATTCTTTCTTTTGTTTGTAATTCTGTTGCGTAGTCAATCCCTTCATATGTGTATCGGTTCGATTCAATTATTTTGGCTTGTCGTTCTTTTTTAATTTCCCATAGTTTTTGTGGGTTTTCTTGTTCCATCATTTTTTCGTAGAATCTTGGGATTTTTGCTCTTTTTCCGTTTGTGCATTGGATATAGCCTTTTTCCCAGATTTCTTTTTTGTGTTCTTCGTACCATTTGTCACCGATTCCCGGTTTAAGTGACATTTTCGCGAATGGCTTTGTTTGGCCTAGTTCATAGTAACTGTTTGCTTTTTTTTCGTCTATTTCATACATTTTTTTTGTAACGTATCCTGCTACATATCTGTAGGTTTCCGGCACTGCTTGGGCTATTTGGATTTGACCCATTTTCCACAGATCTACTAGTGTTTTGCTTGTAAAGTATCCGTTGCATCTTTTTTTGTAAATTGGTTCTAGATCTGTTGGTTTCCATCCATATAAAATTAGGTGATAGTGTGGTCTTGCTGTTTTTTCTCCGTATTCACCCGCGCAGAAGTATCTTATCTCGTTTCCTGTGGCCTTTCTCAGCCTTTTTAAAAATTTTTGAATATCCGTATAGAGCAAGATTTGGACGCTTTCTGGACGTTCTGCGCCCGGTCTCCACGTGTATTTTACTTTTCGCAGTATTTCCCCTGTTTTGATTATCATTCCCGGTACGTGTTCATCGTCATAAGTTAGTGTTACAAACCATACTTGATTCTTCGGATACATTCTCGCTTCCATTTCAATTCTTGTCGTCCAGTCCTCACGTTGTGCTATTCTGCATCCTATGCATTGTCCACATGGGATTAACATGACGTCTTTTCTGTACATTAGGTCTTCGTATCTCAGGTTTTTGTGTGCCCTTTCTTTACAAAAACGCGAGAGAGTATAAACTCTCCCGCTGATTTCTTTGTTTTCAGGGCAGTAAAACCGGATAAGTGGTTTACTGCATCCCATTATTCATCTCCCCTTCTTTCTTTCCATCGTTCGTATGTGTTGGCTTTTACCTCTGGTTTTTTTGGTGCTGCACCTGATATTCCATCTACCTTTTTTCCGCTTGTATTGTCTTTGCTTAGCCAGTTTTTTAGTTCAGATCCGTTTGGTACGTGGCTCCAGTCGGTTCCGTAGCTCTGTGTACTACCGCCCATGCTGTATCCGCTCGAATTTGTTTTACTCCAGCTTTCTGTTTTGCTCCATCCTGGCAACGGCTGTTGTGGTGTTGGCATTCCTGCGCTTTGCGTTCCAACGGTTGGATTGTTGATGCTTTGTGCGTGGATCGTGCCTTGTGCACTGGTTGGCGTGCTTGCTCCCCCTTGTGTGTATGCTAGGATCGGGTTTAGTCCAGCTTTTTCCATGTCTGCTCTTGCTCTTTGGTAGCTTGTGTTTGACATCCTTTCAGACCATGCTCTTGATTTTTCTGCTTCTGTGCTGTTGTAATTCATTGCTGCGTTCTGGCTGATCTGATTGTATATGCCTTGCATGATGCTTCCAAACGTGTTTGCTCCCAGACTCATGAGCAGATTTTTGTTGTTTTGCTGTGCTTGTGCGCTTTGCCCGGCCATTGCTTGATTCCATAGATTTTGATTCATTGTTGCAGCTTGATTGTAGTCTACTCCGCTTTCTCCTTTGCTCTGGCTTTCTCCGCTGCTCTCGTTTCCGCTTTGCTGCCAGCTGTTTCCGCCTCCGCTTACTCCTTTGAATGCGTTCATTAGCTGCGCTCCGGAACTTACAATGCCGCTTATTCCGCCTGCAACTTTTCCGATTGCGCCTAGTGCTCCCATGATTTCTGCTAGTGCCATATAAAAATAGCCCGGAAAACCGGGCTTCCTCCTTTCTTAGAGCTTTTCCAGACCTGGCACGCTGTATAGCGGCATCGGTCGTGTTGTTGTGTTTTTAACCATAATGTCTGCAATGAACTGTGGTTCGTTCTGCACTGCGAGTGTTCGCTGGATTTCGTTTTTACCTTCTTTGATCCATTCGTCCGACAAAAACGGCCTGCTTTCATAGTTGTCGCCATAATGCCAGCTATCCAGAGTTCCTTTTGCGTTGCTTCTGAATTTCCCGCATACTCTGTTAGGTTTCATTCTGTATTCAGCCCATGCCTCTTGGTAGCCGAATACGTCTTCTTCTTCTTCTGCTGCTTCTGAGCTTGCATAGATCTCTCTCAACTTTATCGCCTGTTCGCCTAAATTTGCGAACTGCGGGAAATAATAGTCGAGTGTATCTTGTCTGCTCCAAAAGCGTTCAATTCCTTGCTGGTAGGTTCTATCATGACGCACGCACATAACACCAATTACGAAG